ATCCCTCGATCTTAGATCGTCCCGGTTCGAGTCCGGGTACCCGCACCATAAAAATATATAAACACCCTTTAAAACCAACAAAATCAATATTTTCAACACCCTACGCTTGAATTTCTGTACCTTTTTTTGTACCTTTAATGTATATTTTTCAATATTGGCGTACAATGAGAGAGCAAAACAGATACTTAAAACAACGGGGTATGAGATGGTGGTACATGAGAAATGTTCCTACTAATCTTAAGAATCTAGATAATCGTTTCCCTAAAATACAGCTTTCTCTCAAAACAAGAGATATCTATGAGGCTCGCCAACAGCGAGACATTCAAGAACAAGCTGACAACGCACTCTGGAAAGCTTTACATTCTGGAGTTGATGCAAAGACTGAAAAAGAACGTTACGATGCCTCTATTAAGATAAATCACGCACTCATGTATGATAAGCCAGATGCTGTAAGCCTGTCTAAGATGGAACTAATTAGACGCTCTCTCAAGGCTCATTCTATTACTCCTGTGCAAAGAACTGAAATGGCAGAGGTTGAGGTGGTTCGTATCGACGGTAGAACTGGACTCCCAGTTGATGACATTGAGGTTCATGAAGTTCCTATTATGGATAATACAGTCCTCAACGCTCTAACAGGCAAGGTATCTAAGCCTGCTGATATGCTATCTGAATTATTGGATATTTATATAAACAACCTTGCAAAAGACGAATGGCGTCATAAGTCACCTAACCAAGCAGCAGATTGGAAGAAATGGCCGCGTGTTGCAATTGCAGAACTCCTCGAGCTTATTGGTGACAAAGAGGTAATGAATTTAAATCGAGAAGACGCTAGACGTTATTACAATCAATTAAAGGAATGGCGTAATACTCCAAGAAAAGCTACTGGCAAACCACCTAGTGCATCATCTGCCAACCGAAAACTAGGCGTGCTTCGCAAAATTTTTGGCAAATATGCAGATGACATTGATGAAATTGATTACGACAATCCATTCACAGGATTGTCGTTCACAGATAGGAAAGTTGTTAGGAAGCCAGTAAAGCTTGATGACATTAAATCTAGTTATTTAAATGTAAAGATTATGTCTGATCTTAATGAAGAAGCGCGAGCAATTCTATTAATTACTCTAGAAACTGGCGCTCGTTTATCCGAAATAGCAAACTTGCAGCCTGAACACATACATCTTACTCATAATATACCTTATATATCTATCAAACCGGTGGATGATGGCGTCTTAGCCCGTGAAGTAAAGACATCTTCATCCATCCGTGACGTCCCACTTGTAGGCGTAGCACTACATGCAATGCGCAAATTCCCAAGCGGATTTCCTCGTTATTGGGATAAAGGCAGCACACTTAGTACGACTATTGGCAAATATATGCGCGACCGAGAAGTTAATGGTGAAGCAGGCGTCACAGCTGTGCATAGCCTTAGACATAGCTTTAAAGACCGCATGAGGGAAGCTGAGATAGACGAAACTCTAATCAAACTCATACAAGGCCATGCTGAGCAAGGCGTCGTCTATGGGAGTGGTTTTTCATTGGTAAGGAAACAGAAGGCAATTGAGGCAATTGCCTTGCCATTTGATCCAGCAATTATTTAAAGATTCTTGCTTGCCATAATCGAAAATGACTTGCCCCATCTAATAAAACTATCGGCCCATACCGGTCATTAAAATGTGTTATAGAATTAAGCTTCTGTTTCCTGAAAGCTGACAGTCACATCAATCTCCTGATGTAATTCTAGAACTGGGACAAATCCATTTTTCAAGCCGACATTTTGTGACAAATTTTTGCGACACCAATTTATTTACATCGTGCGCTGCTAAAAACATTCCTTGTAATTAACAGGTGACTAAAGGGAAATAACTTGAAGAACAAAATAGAAACATTACATATTAGAAAAATATATGGAGATTCTAATGAGTGTTAAAAATTTTGATATCATAAATCAAAACTTGGAGGCTATTAAATGCCAGATCGAAACGCAATGGACGCAAATTCAAGTGGAAAAAATTTCTTGTTGTCCCTCCATAACTATGGAAGACATTGCCCCTGCAAATCGCGAGCCAAAAACTTCTTATCCTTATTTGTCTTTAAAGTTTAAGACGCGGACGGAAACGCCTGTGGTACAGAGTAGAAAAGACGCATTGCATCAAATACGAGATATTCCGCTAACTCTTGGGATAGGGCAAAGGCTTCTAAATGTGATTTATATTCATGATGGGCAAAACCGTTTTTCTATAGATCATATAATAAGCACACTCGATTCATGTTCTGAACCTAAAAATGGTGAACCTGTTTCAGATTATGGACTCGCTATAGACATTGGCTTTGAGGATTGAGCGTATAAACTTCTAAACTAGTCTCAAAAATCTATTGTAAAAAGATTGGTCGCCATTTTTGTATTTATTCAAATTAGAAGCGAGAATGGCAAAAGACTTTTAATGCTATTATTTTCGAAAGATTAAAAACGAACATGCCTAATATTCTTTACTTAGATACTACACCTGACATTACCGAACCCCCTGAAATAATTAAAACGGTCGCTGCTCATTATGGGTATAATGTTGATTATCATCGCTACTATGATCAAGAATCATTTGAAAATTACGTTCAAAGCGCAAAGCGCCCTTTTGAAATTTTATATTTTGCGTCGCATGGTGATCCTAAAGGGGTACAATGCAATAACGAACATGGATCAGCTATAGGAGATTTCAGTTGGCCTGAGCTTGGATTGCTATTTTGCCAAGCAGAAGGTTTGAATGAGAACTCAACAATTTTACTCGCTAGTTGCGATGCAGGTTTTAAGCGTGGTGCAATGACCCTCATGGCAAATTGTGATAAAATCAACGCCGTAGCGGGACTCCCCTGTAAAATGGAGATTCAGAACGAAGCAATAATTTTTCATACTTTCTTACGGCATCTATGTGCGAATAGTTCTGCGGAACAACTGGAAAGCGCAGTTTCAAATGCTTCAGGCCAACAATTCAAAATGTACAAGCGATATGAAATGGATGTAGAGATTGGACTATTCGCCAGTTTGTACCCTGACCTTTGCTTTATCAATGAATTGTTAGAAGACGAGAATGAGGATTCAACGACAGATTGAAATCTGTTACGGAAAGGTTCCATAAAGGCGTAACGAAGACTTTGTAAGATCACGCAAGAAATGAGCTGCTGTCATCCGTCGACTGCAAGAGATCGCAGAAACGGAGCGCTGAGAGCGTCAGGAAAATTCGGTGTAAACCTGCAACTTGCACTTGAATCTTCTTGTTGAACATCACAAAAAAGTACAAATAAAAGCAAATTGAGGCATGCTTCTGAAATTGCTGCTCTCTTTTCTAGTTTCTCTGAAATTCCGAATTCGGCGGATACGACTCTTAACGTTCTAAGCAAACAATTTGATTGCGATCCTGCGACCTCTGATTGGTACGAGTTGTTGGGAGCGATGGCCGCTCGAATTAGTTCTCTGCGTGGCTTTGTGGTGTCAGTTGAGGATCGTTTTGTTAAGTCGAGAATGCGAGATCAAACGCTATCTTCACTTGATCATATGACTGCATTTCTGCGACCAGATCAAATGAATAAGAGATGGGATCAAGTTAAAAGTTCGCTCTTTACTGATCAACACATAAGTCGCCTAGAGAGTTTTGCCGCTGTTGCCGAAAAGTATCGTCCACTTCGAAAGTTGAGCGACGAGGAGCGGGAAATTCTAGTTGCGAAACTGCAAGAACTGCTCTCCAATGCTGACCTTGACTTAGAGGGAATTCCACCTTGGGCTGCTGCTCCGCTTAAAGAAGGTGTTCAGCGGCTTTGCCATATCTTGGAACATTTTAGCTTTTTCGGTCATCAAGCTGCAATCGACGCACTTCTTAATTTAGCTGGAAAGGTTGAAGCCGTAGCAGCTTCTGATCTCTCACCTGACCAAAAAGAGAGCGCTTTCGATTTTGCCAGAAAAACCATGCACGTTGTCTTTTTCGTGGGCGAACTTCTGTTGCTACCTGCGAATGCATATCAGGTATACCACGTCTACAAAGATATTGCACTGGAACATTTTGTTGGAAAGAAGGACGAAAAATTAGCTTTGGTAAACGGCAAAGCCAATCAAAAAGCAATTACATATGAAAATCCTTCCAGCCCTGACGTAGAAGAAGTGATCGCTCCCTAACGCCGTTATAAGTCGATTGGCAAACAGCCATTGCTTAGAGCAGCATAGGCATATGGCCGAGTAGATATTTTGGGGGCCAATCAATGTCCGTTTAGAAGAATTGAATGTCTAGCGTTCCTGTGTGGCCAACGTCTGCTCCCCCCCAATAATTGCCATTTGGTCACTATGAGTCATAAAGAGGAACAAAAAAACCAAGAGAAATATTAGACAACGAACGCGCCCTAAAGGATTCATCTAATGTGACGCATCGTCTAACTTACCACTATCATGTCTCAAAGTTCAGTTAGGAATTAAGTATGAATGCTAGAATGCAGATTGAATATGATAAGACTATCAAAAGACGAAAACAGCATATCATAAGTTTGATTGAGCGCTTGCAGGAAATAGATGCTGAAGACAATCAAGAATTTGTAGAAGATCTTTTGGTGCGGTTTCAACTGCTGCTTAATGCGTTGTATGATGATTTGAATTCAACTACGCGAGAAATCTTGGTTGAAATCTATGCTCAGGTTTGTGAAATTTTTGAAAAGGTTGAAGCTAAGAAATTGAAGCATCAAACCGAAAGTCTAGCAAATATTTATAGCGTTGCAAGCGAAGCAATTATGGCTGCAAAATGGACTGTGAATGCATTCCGTACAAACCCTAAGTTACCTCACAATCAAGATTAATGGTTATTAGTTATTTGGTGTTTTGCCAACAAGCACGATGATGCTTGTACAAAAAAAAGTCCTAGCCTATGAGTCTATAAAACAGCCTTGTAATTCTTAATTCTCAAACTTGCGTTACGGATCAAAAGACTGCCTTCAGAACTTATAAAACCACTATATTGAAGTGGTTGATAAGCGCTAGTATCACCAGCTATTGATCGGCCACAACCTCGTTAACAACGTCCAAACTATCTTGACGGAAAACTCGAAAGTCTGGCAGTCCTAACTCCTCATCAAATGCTTTTTCCAGCGCTTGCTGACGTTTCAACTGCCTCCAGTCTGCGTGCCCAAAACGAATAGCCTCTTGCGCATATGTACTCACACCAGCCTCTAGCCTTGCCTTAGCAGCATCAGCTTCTTTCCGCGCGTCCGCACTTGGTTTAGGTGGGCCGAAGAAGCTAGCTTTACAAAGTGCGTGCTTATGGGTTTCAAACGACACATTGTCGGGTAGTGCTTCCGGATGATTGATAAATAAAGTCTCTAGGAAGGCCGTATACAGGTATTTAAGGAACGGGGTTAGCACACGGTTGCGAATTCCTTCTATCCCGCGCCACGATGCATCTAGGCTTAACTGTCCGCCGCTGAATGACAAGCCAGCGTAGTCATTTGAAAACATCTCATATGTTAGACCTGAAGCGGCGGCGGATTCCTGACGATGAGCTTTTGCAAATTCGGCATACTCACCACTAACACCACCCGCATTTTCCATTTTTAGGGTTTCGTTTGGAAGCAAGTGAATAGCTTTCAAGTCTCCCATCTGAATGCGGTTGTTTTGATAGTAACCTTCTTTCAATTGCAAATGACTCGCAACTAATTGATCATACGAGAGGTTGTCTAAGTTACCGATTGTTTTAAACGCCTCCTCTGATTTCAAATCACTATGGATAACCATCGCAATCAAACTTTGTGAGATCGCCTGTTTCATCACAGCACGAGCTAAATCATGGCCACGTTTTGAAGCATCGACACCAGCAGCAAACAGACTGACACCGCGCCCATTTTCAGCGTAGTCGGGATCAAAACAATGAATGACTCGCTTTCGCCCCTGATTATCAAATGCATTGATACGCTGCGCCTCTTGCGATCCGCGTGTGCGAGTAATCTTGGAATCTTTTTCAAGTTCTGCTGGCTTGATCCAGTACGCAACGACCCTGCCCCTGCGATCATATTCAATCCCGCCACGAACAACATTCTCATTTGATTGTACGCATGACGGATTGGATAGACGTTGCGGATCAATCAATTGCAGACTTGCAGGATAGGGGCTTGATGTATCGTACTGGATGGTTGCAAGGATTCCGCCAGATATAGCGAACGTTTTGAAAGCCTGTGATAAGAAAGACGCATATCCGTGCCTGCGAGTCGAATCGACAAAGTTTTCAGAGGCGGTTGTGTAGGTGCTCCAATGTCTTTCTATGAAATCATTCAAGGACTCGGCCTCATCTTCGGAAATTGATAAAGTGAGGTTGTCCACTTCAGCATTCAATGTGAGCCCGTTAGAACCAATTGCGGCATCGCTTAATTTCTGTAAAGCGCCCTTCATAAATCCGTCATTGCGGACTAAATCGGAAACCCTATACTTGACCTCTTCAGCGCCGCTTAAAATAGCGGAATCACTGCTGATACGTGGTGGTTGCCAAGATTTCGTGTCAAAAGATTCATCGCGATAATTGCTGCTGTACGCGCCTCTATTGTAAAAATAGTTTTTAAGTCCTGAGAAAAAGCTCATATGTATTTTATCCGTTCAATGATTGAGCTGCATTAGATATTGCGTCTAATGTAGATTGTTTATTTTCGTTGTGATGTGATTGTGTGAGAGTATCCCGTAACAAGTCCCAATTACGGTGATGAGTATGGGAAACCGCAAGCGCGTAACAAAAGCAGTCCAGCGCCTCTACGCGTATGCCCGAAGATCTTCGCTTCCAGCGGGTTTTGAGCGAGCCACCAGAAAACAACACTTCTCTATATTCGCCAAGCAAGCCTTCATAGTATGAATCAGGCATGTTGTTAGGCAGATAAAGTTTATCATCAGCGTTTGCGAATAGATGGAAGGCAGTTTCTTTGGCTGCGTGAGTCCCAACTAAATAAAGTTTCGCACTGAAACGACTGGACGGTTTACTTTGTGACTGCACCCACATCGGACGGTTATCACCAGACACGCCCTTTAATGCGAACCAACGTGGGTTTCTTGAACAAGCCTCGTATACGTTTTGAGTCCAATTACCAGAGTCAACGCCAACCGCCGATATACCGATCTCGCCGCCTAGCTCATGAGGCCATGTCTTGCTGAGATATGAATCAAGCTCTTTCCAAAAATGAGGTGTTGTTGGATCGACACCATCAAGGCGTGTGTGTTCAACGACCCTATATGATTTTCCATCCTGCCCTAGCACAGTGATCTCTGCATAGGTCGGGCCAAGATCGACTCCTGCTGTGAGAAGCAAGCAATCCTCATGCACAACTTCTGGTGGTGGCGTAGCTTTTTCTTTAAGTGTGTCAGCAGTCAGATGTTCATCAAGATTGTTTGAGAAAGCACGGCCTAAAACCCATTCATCCATTGAAGCGCGATGTTTCTCCAAGACGCCTTTTCGAAGGGACTCACAAGCTGTGAGAGCCTGAAGGATGCATGACCCTTTTCACCTTTTGCAGTTGGCACCCAGTTTCCTGTATCGACGAGTTGACGTTTCAAGCGCTCTGAGATCAGTGAACCGCAATGGAAGCACGCATATTCAACTAGATGATCATCCAATAAATGTATGTGTGACTTATCCATCTCGCACACATATCGTCCATTAATCGTTAGTCGCTCAAATTGCCATTCTTCAGCCTCTCCACATTCTGGACATCTGCATTTGAATACTCGCTGATCACCCTTCTCGAATTGTCTGACAATATGGCTCGTCATTGAGGATAGCGGCGTACTGGCGAAATATGCGAAAGGCATTGCGCTTGAACCTAAGCGGTTCACAAACAACTGAAGCGCATCACCTTCTTCACCTAGCGCGACCTCATACGCATCTGTTTCGTCTGCATACAAAGAATCCAAACTGATCCGCCTCGCACTTGCTGGCGAGCCTGCGGATAAGCCTCGGAGCGATGCGCCATTTAGGAATCCACGATGTAAGACTGTGTTACGCGCACCAGCTTTTGCATCTGCAATTAACAAATTCGTGGCAGGGCAAAGTTCTAGTGCTGGGTATAATTCATCCTGACTGAAATCACGACTATCAGACTCGCGCGGTTGAACCATACCGATAGCCCTACCCTGCGATACATCGTGAAGCATTGCGATAATAGAAATCATAGTACCACCAACGCGTGCGCATTTCTGGAAGCTTACTGTATCAATGGTCGGATCGCTGATAGCATCTAAGATACCACGCTGATACCCAAACGGACGGAATGATCCTTTTTGAGTTTTGAAATATTTCTCAGCCCATTGCGTCAATGACAACCGTGGCGGCGGTTCCCACGACTTGCAGATACGCGTGATCAACTCGCACTGCGCTTCGCTCAGTGAGGAAATATCTAGTGGGTTGTCTATGTCGATCTGAATTGTCATTTCGTATACATCGCCCCTGCAATTGCATCTGGCAGGTCTGTGTGTAGTTCATCTAGAATTGTATTTGCGATCTCATCAATAGCAGCAATATCATCACGGCTG